GATGAAGCCGTTGAAGAAACCCTACCAACAGAAAGCGAGACAGCCACCGTGGAAGACACCACTTCAGCAGTCGAAGCAACACCTACAGTTGAGGCTGCCGCAGTTGAAGCTGCTCGCCCTGCTGTAACAGCAATGGCTTACACAAAGCCACGCATTGAACTAACAGCTGCAAAGTACGCAGAGAACTCAATTCGCGCAGCACTTGGCGATGAGTCAGCACGTCAGTACATCGCAGCAGCAGACAACACAACAGACAATGCTGGTCTCGTACCAACACGTCAATTGTCTGAAATTATCAACCCACTTGGAACAACAATCCGTCCATCAATCGATGCGATCTCACGCGGAGTTCTTCCAGATGCAGGCATGACTTTTGAGATCCCAAAGATCACACAGATGCCAACAGTTGCAGATGTAGCAGAAGACGCAGCATTCTCTGACACAGATCAAAATGCAGCATTCCTTTCAGTATCAGTCAAGAAGTACGCCGGACAGCAGACATTCTCTGTCGAATTGCTCGATCGTACATCTCCAGCATTCTTTGATGAGCTTGTCCGCAACATGGCAGCAGCTTACGCAAAGGCTACTAACTCAGCAGTAAACGCTGCACTTATCGCTGGTGCAACAGCAGATGCAACAACAACAGTAACTTATCCAACAGCAGCCGAACTCCTCGGAATCGTTGCTCGCGGATCAGCATCTGTCTACGCTGCAACAGCAGGACTTCCAAACCCATTTGCTCGCAACATGGTCGTATCAACAGGACAATGGTCAAACATCATGTCGCTTAACGATGCAGGACGCCCTATCTACACAGCTTCACAGCCAATGAACGCAGGCGGAGTTGTAGCACCTACATCACTCACAGGTAACGTCGCAGGTCTTAACCTCTACGTCGATCCTACAAACGCTGGCGATGGCGATGGAACTATCCTCATCGTAAACCCAGATGCTTACACATGGTACGAGTCACCAACTTACCGCCTACGCGCAGAATCAACTGCAGCAGGACAGGTAACAATTGGTTACTACGGCTTCGGCGCAATCGCAACTAAGGTTGGCGCTGGCGCATTCAAGAACAACAAGGCGTAAGCCACACTAAGTCGCTCCAGGGGTAGTGCCCTTCTACCCCTGGAGTCTTTAGAAAGGATAAGAGCATGGCATTGACAACAGTTGCAGAGCTTCGCACCGCCCTCGGCGTCGGCACTCTCTATATTGATGCAGTCTTGCAACAAGTCTGCGACGCCGCAGATAACGTACTCTTGCCATTCATTTGGGCAAATACCCTTTCAATTATTGGGCATAGCAATACCGCCAATACTGGCACTTCTTATTTTCAGGATTCAATTGTCGATGTTTTATACGTTGGCCAAACAATAAACATCACAGGCGCAGGATCTAAGCACAATGGATCAAAGACCATTACAGGTCGCGATACTTACTCAATCACTTATGCGATCACAGGCAATAACAACGCAGTAACTCCACGCCATCCGATCAACCCTTATGGCCTACTTGCGGCAGATACTTATCTCGATCCTTCAACAGTTCCAGCAATTCAAGAAGCTGCTCTTATGATTTCGATCGACATCTGGCAGTCTCGCCAGGCTCCATCTTCAGGCGGAGTCACCATCGATGGCTATGCACCAAGTCCTTACCGCATGGGCAATACCCTTCTAGCTCGCGTTCGCGGATTGATCGCTCCTTATCTTGATCCGAGATCGATGGTGGGCTAATGGCCGCCATCTCAACACTCCGCGCAGGCATCGCCTCAGCACTTACTGACAATACAAAGTATTCAGTTTTTTCATTCCCACCTGCAACACCTATCGCAAATAGCGTGATCGTAGCGCCAGCAGATCCTTACATCTCGCCGTCTAACGGCTGGCATGCATCGATCTCACCTATGGCCAATTTCGTAATTTCCGTCATGGTTCCTTTGCTCGACAATGAAGGCAACCTTAACGGGATGGAAGATAACATCGTCCGGGTTTTCAACCTGCTCGCTGCATCGACCTACACCTACAACGTCACAGAAGTATCGGCTCCAGCCGTACTTAATGCCGCTTCAGGTGATCTACTTACATGTAATATCAATATCTCAGTCCTAACGAGTTGGAGCTAAAATGTCCGAGTGGGAAAAAGAGCAAGAAGCCTTCCTGAAGAAGATCGGGCAGGTAGCACCATCTAAGCCAGTAACTACTAAGAAAGACGAGGAATAATCTCATGGCTGTATTTCTAAGCAACAACGTCGGCGTGAAGGTAAACTCAGTCGATCTATCAGACCACGTTACATCAGTAACACTTAACCGCGCATTCGATGAGCTTGAAGTGACCGCAATGGGTGACTCAGGCCATAAGTTCGTCAAGGGTCTTGAGGCATCATCTGTCACAATTGACTTCCTAAACGACACTGCATCTGCCTCAGTATTGGCAACCTTGCAAGCCGCATGGGGAACTAACGTCACAGTAGTTCTACTACAGACAAAGGGAACCGCAGTTTCTGCGACTAACCCTCTTTACACAATGACTTGCCTCATCAACAACACGACAGATATCAATGGCGCAGTAGGTGACTTGGGAACTATCTCAGCGACCTTTAACGTCTCTGGTACTATCGCAGTTGCCACAACAGGTACATTCTAAGAAACTAAACAAAGGGGCATAGCATGGCAAAGTTAATAGTCACACTAGCGGATAACACAGTTACCGAGATCGAGATCACGCCTCGACTTGAATACGCGTTCGAGCTATATGCTAAAAAGGGATTTCACAAAGCGTTCCGCGATGATGAAAAGCAGTCAGATGTCTATTGGTTGGCATGGGAAGGCCTTCGACTAAGTGGAGTCACAGTCAAGCCATTCGGCGCAGACTTTCTCGAAACTCTTAAGAGTGTAGAGGTTGCAGAGTCTGACCCTTTGGCCTAGGCAGGGATAGCATCCACTATCTCATCGCTCGCTTGAGCATTGAGACAGCTATCCCTCCACAATCTTTAATCGATTTAGATCCATCGATGTTGCAGATGTTATTAACAGCATTGAAGGATAGAGCAAAGGAGCAGGCAGATGCCTACAGAGCTAAAAAACGCTAATGCGTTCCGCAAGGCTCTTAAGCAATTCTCGCCTGATCTAGATAATGCACTTCGTGGCGAGATGGTTGGATTCTTAAAACCCTTGGTTAAAAAGGCTAGAGGATTCCTTCCATCTAACTCAGAGGCTCCATCTGGATTCGTAAAGCATGAAGTCAAGACTGCCAAGTTTCCTATGTACGATGCAGCTGAGGCTCGCCGGGGAATTGGTTACAAGCTCACGCCTACCAAGCCTAATCGCCAGGGTTGGTCATCGACTGTCTCGATTCACAATAAGACCGCCGCTGGTGCAATCGTTGAAACCGCAGGCCGTAAATCTGGAATGACTGGCAACTTCAGCCCTAGGTTTCAAGGCTCATTCGCAGGGCGAGCAAAGATGCAAGGTCGAGCAATGTTTAAGGCTTATGACCAAGATCAAGGTAAGGCCAAGGCAAGTATTATCAAGGCACTTGAAAAGGCTGCCGCTAGATTCAATGGGAGTGCTAACTAATGGCTGAATTACGCGCCTCGATCATCGGTGAGTTCAAGGGTCAGAAGGCCTTTAAGGATGCTGGTAAGGCGACCAACAGTCTAGATAAAAGCGTAAAGCAATTAGGCAAGACTCTTGCAGGAGTATTCGGAGCGCAGCAACTTCTCAAGTTCGCTAAGAATGCCGCTAGCGCATTTATTGAGGATCAGCGCGAAGCCACTCGTCTTGCTATTGCAGTCAAAAATCTAGGCCTAGCGTTCGAGGCTCCAGCAGTTGAAGATTACATCCAGAAGTTATCTCGCTTATCTGGGGTCACCGATTCTCAACTTCGTCCATCGATGCAGGCACTATTGCAGATCACGGGCTCAGTTACAGAATCTCAAAAGATCCTTAATCAGGCTCTAGATGTAGCAGCGGCGACGGGTATTGACGTGGCTACTGTGGCGCAGGATATCGGTCGAGCATATACAGGAAACACTCGCGGTCTCAGAAAATATAACCTAGGCTTAACGCAAGCCGAATTGACTACATCGAGTTACGTCGATGTTCAAGCGCGTCTTAATACTTTATTTAGCGGAGCCAATTCGGCTCAATTACAGACTTATGCAGGCCAGATGTCTTTGCTTACTGTCGCCGCTGGCGAGGCTAGCGAGACGATTGGCAAGGGCTTGATCGATGCCATGATCACTTTGACAGAATCTAAGGACGTCACAGATTTCGTCAATAAGATCGACTCCGTAGCCCAAAGCATTGCTAATGTAATCGGATCCGTAGGTAGATTCTCTACAGTAATTAAAGGTTTATTTACTGGGGCAACCCCAGAAGAAATCAAAGCGATCTTTGACCCTGCTAGAAACGCTATGCCTTTGACAAGCTCTAATGTTCTTTCTGTTAGCACATTGCAAAAGCAAGAAGCAGCCCGTAAAAAGGCAGAGGCCGATGCAGTCAAACGATCCAAGGAATTAGCAGCGTTACAAAAGAAAAATCTCGATACACAAAAGAAGTCTCTAGCGTTACAGAAGGCATCAAAGACTCTTAACCTAGAAGCTATTGGTATCGAAGCAGCCCTTAAAGGCCAGATTAGCGAGACAGATCGCCTTTCACTAAATCTGCAAAAGGCCTTACTTGACGGCAATGCAACACTAGCCACAAGCATCTCAGATCAACTAGATGCGGCAATCAAGCGCAATAATGAGCTTCGTCTTGCCTTACTCGCTACACCTAAAGCGCCTAATCCTTTCTCGGAATGGAAAGTCCCGGCACTTGATTTCGGTGGCAACATGCTAGGCACTCCCGTACCAAATTTTGTACCTCCTAGTTACGTTACCCCTGAGACATTTACGGCTGGCGGAGGAATGGGGCCACAAGTTCTTATGCCTTCAGCGCCTCCGATCAATATCAAGGTTGAGGTTGCAGGCGAAGCAGTAGCGGCAGTCATTACTCAACAACAGAATAACCAATCTCTTTCAGGAACTTTCTCTAGTGTGAATCGAATTGGCAGATTCGCGACTGTGCCGGATTCAGGATGAGTCTTCCAGCAACCATCTCGGTATCTTTTGACTTTAGCCAAGGTGCTACATTCGGCTATCCGTTTACTATTGGCGATGCAAAGTATGGCGTTATCGGCGTCAATCAATTTGCATCGAGCGAAGTGCCAGAACCCGTCATCGATCTTAGCGATGTTACTCGACAGATCACGATCCGACGTGGACGCAACATCATGCGTGATACCTATGAGGCTGGGAGTTGCACAGTCCGAGTCTTAGATCCTGACTCCTACTTCAACCCTCAGAATGCATCCAGTCCCTACTTCGGCTATCTCACTCCACTACGCAAGATCCGCGTAGCTGCTACTACTGCGACTACTCAACACTTCTTATTCTCTGGCTATGTTCAAGACTATCGATATACCTATCCTCAAGGTCAGGAGATCGGATACGTCGATATCGTCTGCTCGGATGCATTCCGTTTATTCGCCATGGCTAACGTCTCGACCATTGCAGACTCAGGCGCTGGCCAGACTACTGGTACTCGCGTAGGTAAGATCCTCGATCAAGTCTCATTCCCATCGAGCATGCGGATCATCGATACAGGATCAACTACTTGCCAAGCCGATCCTGCCACTACTCGGTCAAGCCTCTCAGCTCTACAGGTTGCAGAGTTTACCGAGCAAGGAGCATTCTTCATCCGCACAGACGGCACAGCTGAATTTAAGGATCGATCAGATGTCGTGGGATCTTTAGGCGTTGCACCTATCCAGTTCAATCAGACTACTGGCATTCCTTACTCAGACCTCAAGTTCGCCTTCGATGACAAGCTGATCATCAATAGCGCGACGATGACCAGAGTCGGTGGCACTACTGTCTCATCTAGCGATGCAACATCTATTGCTAAATACTTCCCTCATGGCATGAACGTCGAGAATCTCGTAGCGCAGACCGACGCGCAGGTTACAGACATTGCCAAGATATACGTTGCAACCCGTAAAGAGACCACCATCCGCATTGATGCCATGACTGTCGATCTTCTTGATACAGATGTACCGACTGACACAATGATCGGCCTTGACTATTTCGATAACGTCGAGATCACTAACGTCCAGCCAGACGGCTCGACAATCGTCAAGACCTTGCAGGTGCAAGGCTTGGCATGGGACATCACCCCTAATTCAATGAAATGCACAGTAACAACACTTGAGCCTATAGTCGAGGGATTCATCATCGGATCATCGACTTACGGTATAATCGGACAATCCATAATGGGATACTAGGAGAAAATCATGGCAGAAGGCTTTCCAGCGACAACAGGCGACATCTTTACGGCCGCGGACTATAACGGCCTAGTAGCCTTTACTGTGGGCGCAGCTAACACAGTCGACTATACGGCGACCATCTCTGACGCCTATCAGGTCTTAGAGCTGATGAACAAGTCAAGCGCAATCGCCTTTAACATTCCGACCAATGCTTCAGTAGCATTCCCAATTGGCACAGTTATCACAGTTCTTAACATCGGTGCTGGAGTCTGCACGATCAAGGCCGTAACTTCTGGCACGACTACAGTCCTCTCGGCTGGCGCAGTAGCGGCTCAGCCTACCCTTGCTCAATATAAGTCAGCAGCCTGCATCAAGACAGGCACGGATACTTGGTATGTCGTAGGAGCCATCGGGTAATGCTTAACAACATTGCTAGCATAAACAGTAAACCAGGGGCTGCCTTTATTGTCGATTATCTTTTATTGGCAGGTGGTGCAGGTGGTGGTATGAACTATGCAGGCGGCGGTGGTGCTGGCGGATTGCGATCAACAGTAACTGCCACAGGTGGCGGTGGCGCACTTGAATCATCATTGACTTTAGAGACAAGCAATTTATATCCCGTAACTATTGGCGGCGGTGGTGCTGGTTCAACTTCGCTTGTTTTACGAGGGGCTAGCGGTAGTAATTCAATTTTCACAAGTATCACTGCCACAGGGGGCGGTGGTGGTGGTTCGAGAGATGGCATTGGAACTCAGTCTGCAGGCGGTTCTGGCGGTTCTGGCGGTGGTGCTGGTTCAGATACCAACACTTCAGGCGGCGCAGTCTCTCCAAGTGGACAAGGTTATGCTGGTGGCAGTTCTGTCAATAGCGGTCAAAACCCAGGTGGCGGTGGTGGCGGTGGTGGTGCCGTAGGTGGAAACGCGTCTTCAACTGTCGCTGGTAGCGGAGGTAATGGAGTTGCAATTTCTATTACTGGATCATCTGTCACTTATGGCGGTGGTGGCGGTGGTTCTTGTAACACTGGTGGTACTCCAGGCACGGGTGGTACAGGCGGTGGTGGTGCTGGAACAATCGCAGTGACTGGCACTGGTGGTGCTGGTACTGCTAACAGAGGTGCAGGCGGTGGTGGCGGTGGCCCAGGAAACGGAATTGGCGGCGCTGGTGGTTCTGGCGTTGTGATTATTCGTTATCCAGATAGTCGAACAATAAGTTTTGGTGCTGGTTTAACAGGCACAGAATCAGCAGCCTCTGGTGGTTACAAGCGCGCAACCATTACTGCTGGCACTGGAAACGTGAGCTGGACATAATGGCACATTACGCGTTCTTAGATGATTTAAGTATTGTCACAGAGGTTATTGTCGGCATTGATGAAACAGAATTAATTGAAGGTTTAGATCCTGAGACTTGGTACGGCAATTTTAGAGGCCAGACTTGCAAGCGTACGAGTTACAATAACAAGATTCGCTATAACTATGCAGGGATTGGTTACACATACGATCCGATTGATGATGCATTTATTGCACCTGTCCCATGCGAGCATGCAGAATTAACTCTAAACGAACTAAAGCGATGGGAGTGTGCTACCTGTGAAGCCGAGGCTAAGCCGTTCAGCGATCCAGCTTAGAGAGCAGATCGATGACGCATTCCCAGATCGAGATCGAACTTCGGACGGCTGGATCGGTGATACCCGACACTCTGCTCGCAAGTCTGATCATAATCCAGATGAGCAGGGCTGGGTTCGTGCCATTGACATTGACCGCGACCTTGCTGGCAAAAAAGGAAAGCCCGATCTCATGCCTGACTTGGTCGATCAGATTCGAGCATTGGCAAAGTCTGGCAATAAGAGGATCAGTTACATCATCTTCGATGGCCGTATCGCCTCATCTAAGAAGGCTTGGGCTTGGCGTCCTTATGATGGGATCAATAAGCATAATCACCATGCACACGTCAGTTTTACTATCAAGGGCGATGAAGATAGTACGTTCTTTAATATCCCGATGATAGGTGGAAACTAATGGAAGCAATTATCTATGCAACTCTCGGACTCATAGCGATCCCTGTCATTCGCGCAGCGATCAAGTCTTATCGAGCTAAGAAGGCCGTTGCAGATATCGTGGTCGATGCCATCGAGGCAGCAGTAGATACTGTGGAGAAGAAATGACGCAGGAGAACTTTTTCACACTTTATTTTGCCAGCCTTGCCGTAATCGGTGGCCTTGCCGGGTACGTCATTACTCACTTGCTGTCTGAAATTAAGCGACTTAACTCGCGTGTCGATGAGATTTATAACATCCTCTTAGAGCGATAATTTTTACCATGGCACGAAAGAAAGTTATCGATCTCGATACTTACTCACAGCTCGATCAATGGGCTATTAGCCTGCATGAAATGTATCGCGCACTTAGGCGAGCAGGTTTTGCCGTTGATCTATGTCTAGCGATTATCTCTGATCGAGATGCTTACCCTGACTGGATCTTGCCATCGATCCCCGACCGAGTGGATCGCCTACCCTATGAGGATGACGACGAGGATTAATGAAGCGAATAGTGATAGTAAGCGACCTTCAGGTTCCCTTTCACGATCGAGTAGCAGTTAAGAATCTAGCCAGTTTTATCAGTAAGTTTAAGCCGCACGAAGTAGTCACAATAGGTGACGAAATTGACTTCAATACAATTAGCAAGTGGTCAGAAGGGACGCCAGAAGCCTATGAGCAGACTCTTGGAGATGATCGCGATGAGGCTATTCAGGTTCTTTACGACCTACAAGTAACCCAGATGATCAGGTCTAATCACACAGACCGCCTATACACACAAATCATGCGTAAGATCCCATCGTTCCTGTCATTGCCAGAACTCAGGTTCGAGCGATTTATGCAGCTGGATGAATTAGGTATCACTTTCCACAAGAAGCCGTACAACATCGCGCCGGGCTGGATTGCAGTCCATGGCGATCACACGCCTATTAAGTCTCAGGGCGGTCTCTCAGCCCTTGAGGCGGCTCGTAGGCATGGCAAGAGCGTTATCTCAGGACACACTCACAGGGCAGGCCGTTCGTCCTTCTCAGAGGCTTCTGGAGGGCGTATAGGGCGTGTTCTGCATGGCGTTGAGGTAGGCAATTTCATGGACTTTAGCAAGGCGTCCTATACCAAGGGATCAGCCAACTGGCAACAAGCCTTTGCCATCATGTACGTCGAGGGTAAGAACGTGCAGGTTGATCTTATCTATCTGGAGAAAGATGGAACATTCGTCGTATCAGGTAAGCGTTATGGACGACCTAGATAACGACCTAGATCGGGACATCGATGACCACATGGATGACTCAGAATTGTTACCATTTCGTTATCTTAATATCTGAAAATTCCCCCTTAGGGCATGAGACAGTAGAGCCAACGACGAAGGGCGTCGAAAGAAAGGCTCCAACATGTTCGATCCATCATTAGGTGACTTGGTTGCCATGATTGTCTTATCCGCACTATATTTTCATCTAGGCCGTACTATCGGCATTCGCGTAGGTTATCTAAAAGGCCGCAAGGCAGTTAGAGATTACTACGAGACCAAAGAAAGGGTGCGAGTGTGAAAGCAAATGAAGTCCTATTATCAGCTACAGACATTATTGGAGACCGAGGACGAATATATGGTCATCCTCGTATCAATCAGACTCGAATCGCACTACGACTCCAGCAAATGCTTGAAGTACCAATCTCAGACCATCAAGCATGTCTGGCAATGGTCGAAGTTAAACTTGCCAGATTACAAGAAACAGCAGATCACATTGACTCCTATATCGACGCGTGTGCTTACCTTGCTTTAGCTTGCGAACTCATAACAGAAAAGGATGAGAACTATGTTTAATCTCGAAGATTATGAAACAGTCGAAGAACGTCTAATTAAGTTTTGGAAGGATCATCCAGATGGCCGTATTGATACTAAGATTATTGAAGCGTCTGCTACACGTTTTATCGTTCAGGCTTATATTTATCGAACTGAAGTCGATCAATTTGCTTGGTCGTCTGGGCTCGCGGAAGAGACGATATCGGGGCGTGGAGTTAATGCTACTTCTGCTCTTGAAAATGCAGAAACATCTGCGATTGGTCGTGCGCTCGCTTCGGCTGGCTACGCAACAAAAGGCAAAAGACCTAGCCGAGAAGAAATGAGCAAGGTTGCAAAGATGACAGAAGCAAAAGCAGTCATCGATGAAGTCAAAGCAAAGATGGCCGAGACATCCGGCACTTACATTCCAGTAGTAAAGGAGGACGATCCGTGGACTATCAAGCCAGCGACTATGCCGCCCACAATGGAGGAAGCCGTATCGATGGTGAAAGAAATCATTGGAGGCCAGACCGAGAAGGACATCCCCCGATGCCAACATGGCGACATGATCTGGAAGACGGGACAGACTAAGGCAGGCAAGCCTTGGGGTCATTTTAAGTGTCCTTATGCAGTAACTGGTGAACTTACTCGATGTCCATCACCTAATGACGTGATTTGGTACGAGATCAACAAAGAAGGCGCATGGCAACGACAGAAGGCGAGAGGGTAATGGGAAAACTACAGTTTATGAATCAAGACGGAGAGTGGGAGTCATTCCCTACAGAAGATGAGATCCATCGATCTAAGGAAGTAATTGCAATCTTGGAAGAATTTACATTTACAACAAGATGCTGCTTATGTAATGACTCAATACCTTACAAAGACATCAAAGTGAATTTGACCAATAAGAGCTGGTCATGCGCTAAGTGTCACGCTGTCAATGGCCTCACAAAGCCGTAAATATAGAGGATTCTCGACCGAGCGTGTGGTCGCACGTTACCTGTCGGAGTGGTGGCCACATGCAGATATCGGTCGAGGGGCTGGAAAAGATATAACTCATGTCCCGTTCGACATGGAAGTTAAAGCTAGATCGGCGTTCCAGCCAAAGGCATGGATCGATCAGGTCACAAAGAGGGCAGCTAAAACTGGTGGGTTGCCTATCGTTACATGTCGCCTCAATGGTCAAGGAGAAGGTAGTCCCCAAGACTATTTGGCCTTTATGCGGCTTGGTGATCTGGTCGATCTATTGCTCCGTGCAGGTTACGGGGATTTCAGCAATGATCTTGCTAAACTAGAACCTATGAGATGCAACAAGTGTGGCGCATGGGCGTTCACCGAAACATGCAGAACATGTCAGGTGCCAGATGCCAACCTATGAGTTCGAGTGCGATAACGAGAACTGCGAAAGCAATGCAAGGATCGAGCAATGGTACTCAGTCAATGAGCCGCATGATTTGGAATGCCCATTCTGTCATTCACCAATGCACAAGATTTACAGTTCAGTAGCTGTAAGTTTTAAGGGTTCCGGATTCTATTCAACCGATAACAGATAACGACACACCGCTCTGAACAGGACTTATATGAATGGATTTGACACGCATGGTACTCTCAGGGCTAGAGCCCCCAAAGGGCTCAGGGCAAGCCTGAAAGGCGTAGCTTGCCTGGTAGCCATCGTTATTGGGATAGCCATGCCTGCTGAAGCAGGGGCGTCCAACCAAGCAATTCGATACGTCAAAGACTTAGCCAAATACCAATTAACTGATAAGCAAGAGCTATGTCATCATGAGATTGTATTTAGAGAATCAAGATGGAATCCAAGAGCTAAGAATGGAAGTCATTACGGCTTATATCAAGGTCGATCTAATAGTCTAAAGAATGCTTCAACAGTTAAGCAATGGTGGTGGTATTGGCACTACGTTACCCATCGCTATGGAGTAACAGAGTATGATGAGCCTAATTACTGTAAGGCATTACATCATCTAAAGACTAAAGGTTGGCAATGAGTACAAAGCGTGGAGATCCCAGAGGGACTAGAGCCTACAAGGCAAGGCGCTTAGAGGTATTGGCTAGGGATCAATGGTCATGCTTCTATTGCCAGATGCCAGCATCGACTGTCGATCACATCATTCCCATCATTCAAGGCGGCGATCCAATCGCTTACGATAATCTCGTGGCATGTTGCAGTAGCTGCAATAGCAAGAAGGGGAGCCGATCAGAAGGCGTTTTTTTAGCACGGAC